TCGCCATTTTTACTAATATTTATTAACCATTTCTCGGAACCATCCTTCAAACTCATCGAATGCTTTGCGCGGGTCATGATCTCTGGATCTACTTTTCGCTTTCCTAGAGGCTTCCTCGTAGGCTTTTTTGTCATCCAACTTATTAATCGCGTTAACCCAGCTTTTAATATCATTCCGATCTTTTATGTAAATCCCAGCACTTCCGCAGTTCTCTTTCAGTCCTTCCGCCTCGCTGCATATCACCGGAATCCCACTACACATAGCCTCAGTTGCCGTCCTTCCCCAGCTCTCGTACTCACTTGGCATAAGAAGGATGCGAGTTTGCCTGTAATATTGGTTTATATTGCTCGTATTTGGCACCAATTTGAGATTTGGTAGCTTACTATCCAATTGCTCATCATAGCTGCCCAAAACGCCTAAAAACCGCTTATTTGGCATTGCCTTGGCTATCTGTTCAAATATCTTACCGCCCTTGTTCTCGTTTGTGTTAATCAGAGTGATATACTCGTTCTTCGCTGGTTCAATCTTCAAATCGTATATCCGATAGTCAACTGGCGGCGTCATTATAAAGTTAGGCCATTGGTAATTTAATAGGTTTTTTAGCCATAAAGAGTTATACACAATATGTTGATTGTGCCTTGCACCTATGATTTCGGGGTAGGGATGGCTATTATGAATGAGATGAAAGACTGGTTTTTTATAGAGTGCAGCACTTGCAATTGTCCATCTTGTATAGTCCAAATGAGTAAAAATTGCATGGCTCCAACGCATGAGACTATCAATCACATTTTCATTTGGAGGAAATACATCAATGCCATCAAAGACATAATTATTTCTGATGCGGTATTTGTTTGCTTGATGTAGTAATACTTTTATATGATGACCTTTGCTTTGCAAATCTTTAAGCATCCAATGGATCATATATTCGGCACCACAATTGTGGCCTGGTGGATATAAGTGAATAGAAGCAAGTATATTCATAGTTAATAGTTTATATAATATCCGTATTCGTGATTGCGATATAGTTCTTTCATCATTGGATATCTAAACAAAAATACTTCATGTGTTAAATCTGGCTGCAAATGCGTCTCATAAATATTTCCATTTACCACACCTTGCTCCATTGTATAAGGAATCGCAACAAGACATTTATTGCCATTATGCGTAATTTTTTTTATTAATTCTTTTGCATCTTCAATAGTCAAATGCTCTAGTATATCACCCATTATTATGTAATCGTATTCCGCAATATCAAAATGTATGATATTGTCATTGTATACGTTATTGTAAATTTCTTTTAGATTAAATTGCTCTATATACGGCTCGAATATTTCAAGCGCATCTATGTTATTAAACCACATACGCAGCATTCCTCCGTATTTACCACTACCAGCACCTACATCTAAAATTTTAGATGATTGAGGTTGTGTTTTTATGATGTGTTTACACACATCTATTTTGAAGTAATCGTATGAGTATGGCATAGTTAAAAAAAAGGAGGCTTACGGGCCTCCCTTTTGTTTTTATGTATGGGCAAATTAGATAGCACCATAGATGCAGGCACTCGGCTGGAATTGCATCAAATCGCAACGAGCCTCGCAACGGAAGGTGATCAAGTTCTTCTGGAAATCATCAGAATCGAACTCAGTGCTTCTTACTGCAAGACCGCTTTGCTGAGCAATAGCGAACTTAGTTGTATCGAGAACATAAGCCTTAGAAGCTGTAACCAAAGAATGTGGTACAACTGGGATACCCATGATTCTAACGTTACCTTGAGCATCGATAGTGATACCACCAGGTACAGAGTAAGAACCGTTAGCAGGCAATGTTTTCAATACGTTAGCCCAACCAGCGTGTGTAGTCAAGATCAAGTTTGCGTTCCAGTTAGAAGAACCCAACTGTGCAACGTAATCTACGAACTTCTCAGCTGTGTTAGCACCACTTGAAGAACCAGCGGTTGCAGAAGCAGCGAGGTCGTTCAAATAATAGGTGTCTTCAGCTCTTTGGAAGTCTTCGATCAAAGACTGCTGCAAATATGCGTTCAAGAAAGGAAGATCATCAACCATTTGACGAGATACCTTTACATAACCAGCGATGAATTGCAACACCTTGTTTACAACTGTTACATCGTAATCCAATTGTGCTTTAGCAGAACCTTCGGTTTGCTTACCGAAAGAGCCTTCACCAACTGGAGTGTTTCCACGAGGGAAAGATACAGAACCAGTTGAAACTGGGATGATGTTGAATACGCTTCTGAGGTGTGGGTTTACAAAAGCGCGGAGAGCTGGAGAATTGATGTAAGAAACGTAAGGGTTACCAGTAAGGTTAGAACCTTCAGTCATAACACCAACAGCTTTAAGATCCAATTCGAAATTGAAACCTTTACCGTTTGTTCTAACAGCTTCTTTGATTGAATCGTAACCTTTTACGATTGCGTCTCCGATTGCAGACTTAATCTCAGAAATGTGTTCGTTGTAAGATTGTGCAACTTTCTTCTCTTCTTTAGCAGAAAGTTTACCAAATGCAGCTTTAGCAGCGAGAACTTCTTCTCTTGCTTCCATAATTGTCTTGTTGTTCTTAGCAATCTCAGCATTAACAGCTTCAACTTTGCTTTCGAACGCTTTAGCGGCTTTCTCAGTAGCAGCAGCTACTTCAGCCTTCTGCTCAGCCAATTTGGCTTCGAGAGCAGCTTCGAATGTTTTAATGTCGCTCATTTTTAAATTTTGTTTATTATGTTTATTAATGCATCAACACTCACCTCTTCTTCTTTTTGCTGCAAAGGTGCCTCTTCGACTGCCTTTGTGCTACTCATGTGTTCTATGGCTTGTGCTAATTGTTTTACTTTTAAAATGCAAAGATCAATTGTCTCGTCTGTTACATCGCTGTTGCGGATGAATTTTTCAAACGCTTTTATTTGATCTTGCAACTTCTCTAAATTATTATAATTTTTCATACCTAACAAGGGGGTAGCTTCGTTTGCGCCCCAAGCAGTCAGGCTAGATCCTTCAAATAGCATGACCTCATGTATTTGATTACCTGCTTCTGCTTTTTGCTCACGAAGTGTTTTGAAACCGATAGAGTGTTCAGTGATAAGCCCACTCTCTACCATTTTCACAAAATCCTTGCCAAGTTGATGACTGCCAATTTTAGATCTGTAATATAGACCATAGTCGTCTTCTTTCAACTCAAGCATTTTCCCCAAAGGTTGTGAAGGATCGTGGTTCATTAGATGCTTAATTCTATTTTTTCCTTCGGGTCCCCAGTCTTGGATTGAACGCTTAAAAGCGCCTGGCATCATAATGTCACCATCGCTGTCAACATTACCAAAAGCTGAGAAGTAACCAATGACCTCACCATTTTTAGTATCAACGTCTTTAACCTCTAGGTCAAAGGATTTGTAATTGTATATCATTCCACCTTGTTTTTTGTCTATTTGTTTTAATTTTCTTATTGCCCATTCAATGCCAGCTGTACCGCCCCATGCATCCCAAGCCTGGCCGCCACAACCTTCATCATATGGCACATCTTTGTATTGTTGATGTCTTTTAAATGATGCCATGCGAGCGATCGTATCACGGCTGAGTTTTTCTTTGTTAGCTAATTGCCTAGCGCGAGTCCACCCCACGTCAGTTAAGCAACTACTTCCGTTCTCTTCTTTCCACTTTAAAACACGCTTTGCATTATTGCTTGCTGCCTCTGGATAATCATTGTAGGTCTCTTCTTTAAGCTCTAGGCTCTTGCCTTCTTGTGCTAAGTATGCTTGGTATGCGCGCAGTGCAGTCTCTCTGTTCTCATAGACGCACTCACCTTCACCGATGCGATACTTACCGTTTGAGCATGAATATATTGGCATATATTATCGTTTCATTATTAGTCTTCCGTTCTGATCGCGTCTCGGAACAAAGCCTATCGCGCATCTGCAATTGATAGTGAACCCGGCTGGGCTATTTGGGTCTCCAGGTGCTGCGGCTAGCACAGTGTCACCTTTCTTACCAGTAGAAGTAAATGGCTGGTCATACGGAACTTGTTGGCCATCCATATTTAAGTGATCATAAGTATTGCGAGGTATTCTCCTCGTTCTGCTGTCTCTCGCACTAATCCAAACTTTATCTACTTCAAAGTTATGGGAATTTGCGCCTTGTAGTGCAGCATA